TAACAGTGAGCGACCAACAAGGCGCAGAATCTAATGCTGACGCGCTGGAAGTTGGCGCGGGTGAAGTTAACGAAACGCCAGAAAAGAAGCCTAGGCCTTATGGCAAGCGTAATCCTTACGCGTTGATCGATGAACGTCAGAAGCGGCTTTATAAGCGGCAACTGAGCGGACTAACGACCCGGCAACTGGTGCTAGAGCACGCAGATCGTGAAGGCATCGCCGAAGCAACCGCTTGGCGCGACTGGGAGGTTGTGCGTACCTGGAATGAACAGGATTGGACAAAGGATAGGGAGTCCGTAGTCTCACGACTTCAGGGTATGCGTATGCGTGCCATCGAAATGGCACTACGCAAAGGTCAAATCAGCACCGCGCAATTGTTGATGCGTGATCTGGGATTAGTGGCCGGAGAGGTATCAGTAGAGTCTGCGGCTGCCGCGGCCCCCATGCTGACAATCACCGTGGAAGACAAGCGGCAAGCGGGCTAGTACGCTTCTACTACGTTACAGTGTGTGACAGCACGGCCCACCCCTGCGGCTGTGCTGTGCTACAATACGGGAGCACCAAGGGAAACCACCCCATGACTGATCGCATCCTCACCGTTGCAGCCCTACTCACCGTTGCTGCCCTAGTGGCAATGGGCTACGACAATCAGCGTGCCCTGGCCCGCTGTGAGTCTGCTGGCACCCACCCGGAGCAGTGCCGCCTGGTGGTGCTGGGACGCTAGTACGTCCGCACTACGTTACAGAGTGTGACAGTACGGGCCCGCCACGGGCCTGTGCTGTGCTACAATAACAGAGTTAACCAAGGGAAACCACCCCATGAAGCGTCCCAGGTACTTTGTTCGCGTTAACGGCATTGCTGCCAGCGCAGATCTATCTCATGCACGCGCATTATCTGCAGCCGATCAGGCCATAGAGTCGTGTCCTGATGCTGTTATTACCCTCGCACAAGTCTGCCCCGAAACTAATCGTGTGTTGGGTGAGTTCATTCTTCACTCTCCTTCCTGATAAAGCCAAACCATGGCCACCGTTACTACCGCTGCAGCGCTACTTGCTGCCCTGATCCTGTTCCCTCTGCTGGTCCTGCTATGGGCTAGCGAGTCTCGCCAACAACGTGCCAGGCGCTGGCGTAAGGCCGGCCTGACCCAACAGGCCATCGCCGACCGTCTTGGCGTCAGCCGCACCACGGTCCGCCGCCTACTGGCGGGCTAGTACAAGTGAACCAGGGGTAGGGTTCGGCTCTCCAGCGGACGGTGCTAGTCCTAGGGAACCTACTGACACATCCTCGTTTTCTTCTATTGTCACACAAGGGGGCAGGGGTTCGATTCCTGTAATACCCTAGAAGGTACCCCCCTACTACAAAATGACCGATTCTGCTGGAGCCCTCACGCTTCGCCACGCCCAAGGTGAGGTGTTTACCAGCCGAAAACGCTTCCGGGTGTTGGTTGCAGGCCGCCGCTTCGGCAAAAGTTACCTCTCCTGTATCGAACTCTTGCGTGGAGCAATCGAAAAACCGGGCGAAACCTTTTTCTACTGCGCCCCGACGTACCGAATGGCGAAAGACATCGCCTGGAAAGCCCTAAAAAAGCTCGTCCCCCGCGCCTGGATCAAAAGCAAAAATGAAACCGACCTCAAGCTGGAACTCGTCAACGGTTCCACCATCGAATTAAAGGGCACCGAAAACGCCATGGCCCTACGGGGCCGCAGCCTTTCGGGCGTGGTGCTGGACGAAGCCGCCTTCATGGACCCCGAAGTCTGGTTCGAGGTAATCCGCCCCGCCTTGGCCGACAAACAAGGCTGGGCCCTCTTCATTTCCACCCCCGACGGCACCGCCAGCTGGTTCTACGACCTCTGGTGCTACGCCGACGAAGGCGATTCCAACTGGAGTCGCTGGCAATTCACAACTATCGACGGCGATAACGTCCCCCCGGAAGAAATCGAGGCTGCCCGCAGCCAACTCGACCCCCGCACCTTCCGCCAAGAATTCGAGGCAAGCTTCGAAAACCTCAGCGGCCTCGTCGCGATCAGCTTCTCGGACGACAACATCGACAAGGTGGTTCAAGACCTACCAATCCTTCCGCTGCTACTGGGACTGGACTTCAACGTGGAATTCATGGCCGGCGTTTTTGCCGTCAGAAAGGGCGACGACCTATGGGTGTTTGACGAACTGATACTGACTGGTGGCGCAACTACGTGGGATTTTTGCGAAGCCGTCCAACAAAAATTCGGCATCGAACGCCGCATCGTTGTTTGCCCCGACCCCACCGGCGGCGCCCGCAAAACCGCAGGCGTGGGTCAAACCGACCACTCAATCCTGCGCAAATCAGGTTTTACGGTGTCCAGCCCCCGCGCCCCTTGGAAAATCCGCGACAAAATCAACGCCGTCAACATGGGCCTAATGGACGCCAGCGGCAAACGTCGCATCTTCATCCATCCCCGCTGTAAAGAACTCATCAAGTCTCTTCGTACCCTGACCTACGCCCCTGGAACAGGGCTGCCCAACAAAAATCTCGGTGTGGATCACGCTTTTGACGCGTTGGGCTACCTCTGCCTCCAAAGCTTCAACCTTGCCAAGCCCGAAAATCTCGGTCCTACTAACTATCGAGTGTGGTAAGCAGAGCCTGCACAGCCTGGTACGCCTCTTCTGCCGTAGCAAACGACGCTGTGGAATACAGCTTTTTATCTCTACGCACTTGGCCAATCCATCGAAACTTACGCCTGTACACATGCTTGTATGGAGATCGCCGCCTTTTATGTCCTTTCTGATTACTAATGTTTGCACCGCGCTTCACAAGACGCAGATTTTCCCACCGATTATCCAACCCGTTCCCATTGATGTGATCCACCATCAAATCCCCAGGGTCTTCACCCGTCATGTACATCCACACAAGCCTGTGAGCTAAGTAGGTAACCCCATGAAATTTGCCCGCGTAATAAATCTTAGTGCTGTTTGAGCCTCTACCCACCGCCGTCTTACTTCCAAAGCGTGTGCCGGGACGCAGGCGCGACTGCGGGTTAGGTAACTGCCAAATCAATTCCCCTGTTTTTGGGGTATAAAACAGACATTCTTGCAAAACGTACTGCTCAGGAAGCGGCTTGGGCATGACTGGTACAGACTCCACATAGACCCTAGCACGCTAGACTGGTTTATATGCCTGCGTCCCGTGGCAAAGAAAACGACCAAGGCCCAGAAAAAAGTCGCCAAAGTCATGCGGGAGTACGGCAAAGGCGAACTGCACTCGGGCAGCAAAAAAGGCCCTGTAGTCAAGTCCCGCAAACAGGCAATCGCCATCGCCATGAGCGAGGCCGGCATGGCCAAACCCAAGAAAACCACCAAAAAAGGTAAGAAGTAATGGCTAAGCGCGGTCTTTACAGCAACATCGCCGCCAAACGCAAACGGATCGCTGCCGGCAGCGGCGAAACCATGCGCAAACCTGGCACCAAAGGCGCCCCCACTGCCGCAGCCTTCAAAGCCGCGGCCAAAACCGCCAAACCCCGCAAAAAGGCGAAGTAACCCATGGCCACTGGAGCAGGTATCGTCTACGACGGCGAGCTAACCGTCTACCCGTCGCAAAGTACCACAACCACTGGTGTGTTGTTTTTTAGCAACGTAACCGCAGGTCACAGTTGTTTTCAAATCAAAGTCACAGGCTTTATTTCGGGCCACATCGACATTTCATTTGGCGGCAGTCTTACGGGCAACAGCGACTTCGGAGAAATTAACGCAACCACCAAGCACGCCGGAGCCCAACGTATTAGCGCCAACGGCGTTTATATGTATTTCGTACAAGACAAACCTGTCCGCGACTACAGCTTTAACGTTGTAGACATCACAAACCCTGGTCCTACCATTACTGTGACACTCGGCTCTCTTTCGGACAGCTGATGACCATCCAAACCGTAACAGGCGGCTGCGTCCACATTGACATCGACGCCGAGGACGGCCTGACCCACGCCACCTTCGCCTTTAAAACCCCATCCCTCCCCGAAACTCTGGGCGGTTTCGTCACCATGCTTGCCCAAGGCATCGAAGTACTGGTACCAATTGCCGACCCCGAAGACGAAGAGGAAGACGATGATTGAATATCGCGGCGAAACATTCGAGGGCTATAACAAACCCAAACGCACCCCAAATCATCCCAACAAAAGCCACGCTGTCCTCGCCAAAGAAGGCAGCACAGTAAAACTTATCCGTTTCGGCCAACAAGGTGTTTCTGGTTCGCCCAAACGCGAGGGTGAATCCGCTGCCGACCGCAAACGCCGCGAAGCCTTCAAAGCCCGCCACGCCAGCAACATTTCCAAAGGCAAGATGTCTGCTGCCTGGTGGAGTTCAACGGTGAAATGGTAAGGAGGTGCCAAAATAAGTACAAAGTAGGAGTCAAACCGTGGTCTACAGCGCCAACATCCCCCCGACTGGCGCCGTAGTCAGCGAATCCCCCTTCGTCCGCAACCTGGACGTAATC